CGGCGCGAACCCTACGACGCGGAGGTGCCGGAAGAAGTCACGGCGATCACGTTCGGCATCGACCCCCAGGACGACCGCTTCGAAATTCAGTGGGACGGCTGGCGGCCGTTCGAAGAGCGATGGACCCTCGACTACCAGATCCTTAACGGTGATCTGAGCAAGCCGACCGTCTGGCGCCAGTTGCGCGAGACCCTCAAGCGTCAGATGAGAAAGCCGGACGGCTCGATCCACGAGCCGGTCCTGGGCTGCATTGACCACGGCGGCCACTTCTCGCGCGAGGTCATCGAGCTGTGCCGGTCGATGCCGCAGATGTTCCTGATCCCGATCAAGGGCTCGAGCGTCTACGGAAAGCCGATCATCAACTGGCCGAAGCGGCGCAACAAGGACGGTGTCTATCTGGTCGAAATCGGCCAGGACACCGGCAAGACGCTGATGCTGCGGCGACTGATGATCGACAAGCCGGGGCCTGGTTTCTGGCACTGGCCTCGCCTGGATGTGTTCGACGAGGAATACTTCAAGCAGCTCACAGCCGAGGAAATGCGGCCGAAGTGGACGGCCGGCGGGAAAAAGATGGTCTGGCAGCTCAAGAAGGGCCGGCAGCGCAACGAGCCCTGGGACTGCTCTAACTACAGCCTGGCCGCGATCCGCATCGCGCAACAGCGGTTCGGCCTGGCCCTGGACAACCCGGACACCGTGCCGCAACCGCGGGCGCGTGAAGAACGACCAAAACGATCACTGGCCGACATGGCCCGGGAGATGAACGATGGCTGATACCGAAGCGCTGCAGGCGGAACTCAACGAGCTGTATGCCGTGCGGACCAAGCTGCTGACCGGCAGCAGCAAGGAACAGGTTCAGTTCGGTGATCGGCGCGTGACGTATTCGGCCGTGAATATCGAACAGGTCAACGCCCGCATCCGCACCCTCGAGAGCCAGCTCGGCATCAACAAATCCCGGCAGCGCCGGGCGATTGGAATCGCGCACTGATGGATATGCAGCCGAACCAGGGGCCAGTGATCTACGACGGCTCTGGCAACGTGATCAGCGCTTCGAGCTACGGCGGCCAGGACCGTTCCGACATGGAGCTGGCGCGCTGGATGCCGATGCTTCAGGCGCCTGACGACGAGGTGATCGACGGCTGGGAAACCAGCGTTGGCCGTCTGCGCGACCTGATCCGTAACAACGGCATCGCTTCGGGCCTAGTTCAGACCCAGCTCGACAGCGTGATCGGCCCGGACCTGAAGCTGGTCGCCAAGCCCGATTACCGATTCCTGGGCTTGTCGAGCGAGTGGGCGGAAGAGTTCGCCGAGCAGGTCGAGGCCAAGTGGCGCTCGGCGGCCTATGACCCGGACAATCGGCTGCACGCCAGCCAGGTGCTGGACTTCCCGGGTCTGATCCGTCAGGGCTACCGCTCCCGGATGATGTCCGGCGAAATCATGGCCACAGCCGAATGGATCGAGCGCCCCGGCTGGCCGTACCGCACGGCCATCCAGCCGATCGACCCCGAGCGTGTCAGCACCCCGGCCGGAAAGGTCGACGACGCGCGACTGCGCCACGGGATCGTCAAGAACCGATTCGGCGCGCCGGTGGGCGCCTTCATTCGAGAAGCGCACCCCAACGACCTGGCGACGCAGGGCTCGTACCGCTGGCGCTATATCCCGCGCCAGACCGAGTTCGGCCGGCTGCTTTTCATCCACATGTTCGACCAGGAGCGCCCCAGCCAGTCGCGCGGGCGCACCGGCCTGCTGTCGGGCATCAAGCAGATCAAGATGCTCGAGCGCTGGCAGGGCACGGCCATGCAGGCGGCGATCATCAACAGCATGTACGCGGCGGCCATCGAATCCAGCATGGACCACCCAGAAGTAATGCAGGCGCTGGGCACGGCTGACAACAGCCCGTATTCGGCCTACATGGCCGACGCGCTCGAGTGGCATTCGGGCACGAACAAGATCCAGTGGGACGGCAGCAAGATCGCCCACCTGTTCCCCGGCGAGAAGCTGAACCTGCTCTCAGCCAAACAGCCGGTCGCCGCATTCGAGCAGTTCGAGCGCGCCGCGCTCCGTCAGATCGCCGCGGCATGCAACATCAGCTACGAGCAGCTGAGCAAGGACTACACCAACACGACCTACAGCTCGGCCCGCGCGTCGATGCTCGAGGCCTGGAAGTTCATCCTTTCCGAGCGCCACCGCGTGGCGAACAAGTACGCCTCGATCATCTACACCTTGTGGCTGGAAGACGCGATCAGCGCCGGCGAGATCGAGATTCCCGGCGGCATTCGAGCCTTCTACCAGCCTGGCGCCAAGCGCGCATTCAGCCAGGCCAAGTGGATCGGCCCCGGCCGCGAGGAAATCGACCCGGTCAAGCGCTCGCAGGCCACACGCATGGAGATCGCCATGGGCCTGACCAGCCACGAAGAGGAGGCCGCCCAGCGCGGCCGAGACTTCGACGAACTGATCGACGAACAGGTCCGCACCTACAACAAGCTGCTGGCCAAGGGTGTGCCCGACGAGACGGCCCGCCGTATCGTCTGGGGCAGCGACAACGTCGAGTACGAAGACGCCCTGGAACAGGACCGGCAGGAACGCAACGAGCGGGATGCCGCTTGAAGGACAGCCAATGACTGAACATCTGCAATCGCTGGCGACCAACATGGGCGTCTCGGCAGAGCAAGTGGAAGCCGACATTCAGCAAGCACGACTCAACCCGCCCACCGAGGCGGGTTTTTCGTTGCCGCACATCGCCGCCCGATTCTTCGACACCCCGCTGCTGATCGAGCCGGGCAAGGTCGAGGCCATTGCCTGGGCGCTTCGCGGGCGGCTGGGCCTGAGCGTCGAGCGACCCGAAGGTTCGGTCATGGACGCCGCCGGCCCGGGCCTGTTCGGCGAGAACATGGACCCGCGCACGGGCTACTACGTCGACCGCGGCGTCGCCGTGATCCCGATTCGGGGCACGCTGGTCAACCGCGGCGCGTGGATCGGGAGCAACAGCGGCTTGATGAGTTACGAGGGCATCGCCCGTCAGCTTGATCTGGTGGCGCGAGACGAGCGCGTGCAGGCGGTGATGTTCGACGTCAACAGCTTCGGCGGTGAAGCGACCGGCGTCGACGACCTGGGCCGGATGATCCGCGCGATGGAAAAGCCGACTTACGCCATGATCGACGGTCACGGCACAAGCGCCGCCTACTGGATCTCAGCCGCTGCCGATCGCGTCTACATCGCGAACTCCAGCCACGGCGGCAGCATCGGCGTGGCCATCACGCATGCGTCCATGCAGGGCGCGCTCGAGGAAGCCGGCATCGAAGTCACGCACATTCACGCCGGAGCCGACAAGGTGCTCAGTAGCCCGTTCAAGGATCTGAGCGACAGCGACCGAGAAAAGCTCCAGGCCAAGGTCGACAAGACCTACCGGGCGTTTGTCGAGGGCATTGCCGAATTTCGCGGCATGGATACCGAAGACGTGCGCGCCACAGAGGCCGCCGTGTTCGACGGGCCGGAGCTGGTCGCGTTGGGGCTGGCCGATGGCGTGACCACCGGCCGGCGGTTGCTGGCTGCCATTCAGGATGATTTTCAAGACCCCGACCCCAACCGGGAGCCGGGAACTGTGAGCGGCGGAAGCCGTGCCACTGGTCAACACGGAGGTGATCCCATGACCGATCAGAAGCAAAACGGCGGCGCGGACAAGGCCGCCAACACGTACACCAAGGCCGAAGTCGACGAGCTGCTTGCCGACGCCACGTCCGACCAGGACGAGGCGGTGGCCAACGCCCGCGCCGAAGCCGCCACGGCCGAGCGCGAACGGATCAGCTCGATCCTCTCGTGCGACGAAGCCGCCAATCGGCCGAAGATGGCCCAGCACCTGGCGCTCAAGACCGACACGTCGGCCGAGGACGCCCAAGGCCTGCTGGCCGCTGCCGCCGAAGAGCGGGCCGAGACACATGACCCGCTGGCCGCTGCCATGCAGGGCAAGTCGCCCGGCGTCAGTTCCGACGATGGCGGCCCCGATACCGAATCCGAGGCGGATGAAGTCGAAGCCGCCGCCCAAGCCATTCTCAACGCGTGAGGTGATCAATCATGGCTGAATTCAACACCGAAGGTACGCGCGCGTACCAGAACCTGATCGCCGGGGAGTTTCCCCGCGTCGAGAAGGTCGAAACCCTCCTGTCCGGTGCCGGCGATCTCTCTGCCGGCGCGGTCCTGGCTCAGGACTCCGGCAACTCCAACAAGCTGGTGCTCGTCGATGACGCCAGTGCCACTTCTTCGGTCCAGTCGCCCTACGCGATCCTGGCCAAAGACGTCGACGCATCGGCAGCCGATGCCGAGGCTGTCGTCTACCTGTCCGGGCACTTCAACGAAGACGTGCTCACGTTTGGCGGTGACGACACTGTCGACGACCATCGCGCCGCGCTGCGACAGCTCGGCATCTATCTCGGTTCCAACCTGGGAGCGTAACCAATGGAAATCTTTGACACCGCAACCCTGAACCGGGTGATCGACAACCTCGATCAGCCCGCTTCGTTCCTCCTGGACGTTGGCTTCCGGGAGGAACAAACCGAGACGTCGGAAGAGATTCACTTCGACGTCGAATCCGACAAGCCCCGCATCACGCCTTTTGTCAGCCCGCTGGTGGCCGGCAAGATCGTGCAGAACCAGGGCTTCACCACCAAGTCGTTCAAGCCGGCCTACGCCAAGGACAAGCGCGTCTTCAAGCCCGATGCGCCCCTGAAGCGCGCCATCGGTGAGCAGATCGGCGGCACCATGTCGCCCGACCAGCGCCGCAATATCGCGGTGCGCCGGACGCTGGAAGACCAGCTGCGCATGCTCACGCGCCGCGAAGAAGTGATGGCCTCCGAGGCGCTGCGTCTCGGCCAGGTTACCGTTTCCGGAGAAGGGCATCCGACCCAGGTTGTCGATTTCGGTCGGCACAATGACCTGACGGTCGCCTTGACCGGCGCCAGCCAGTGGGGCGAGACCGGCATCGATCCGCTCGACAACATCGAGGAATGGGCCAGCACCGTGCAGTCTCACTCCGGCGCGATCGGCACCACGGTCATCTTCGACCCGGAAGCCTGGAAGACGGCCCGCGCCAACGATCGCTTCGTCAGCCTGCTGGACAACCGCCGTCAGGCATCCGGATCGGCCGAGCTCGGCCCGATCAGTCGCGGCATGCAGAAGGCGCGCTTCGTCGGCACGATCGGCGACTTCGACTTCTGGGTGTACCAGGACAGCTACACCGACGAGTCCGGCACCACGCAGAAGATGCTGCCCGACAACACGGTGCTGGTGCTCGACCCGGTCAACCTTCAGGGCGTGCGCGCCTACGGTGCAATCCAGGACGAAAAGGCCGGCTATCAGGCCCGCCGCTTCTTCAGCAAGTCCTGGCTCGAGGAAGACCCGGCCGTGCGCTTCATGCTGTTGCAGTCGGCCCCGCTGGTTGTTCCCTACCGCGTCAACGCCTGCCTGGCGGCGACCGTCAAGGAATGATGAGCGATGGTCACCGTAATCAGTGACACGCACTCGCTGGTAACCGGCAAGCCGGGGGCACAGGAAACCGTCGCCCCCGGCAATCCGGCCGAGGTGAGCCAATCGACCGCCGATGCCCTGGTCCGCCGGGGAATTGCTCGCCTGCGCGAAGGCGGTAAGTTGCCGCCCGCCGACGACACCGAAAAAGTGTCCGAAGGCACTGGCGAGCTGATGACCGAATCCGACACGGCCGAAGGCGATTCGCTCAATCTCAACACTGCATCAGCCCCCGAGCTGACCACGATCAAGGGCGTCGGCAAGAAAACCGCCGGCGACATCGTCGCCAGCCGAGAAGCCGACGGCCCGTTCGAGTCCCTGGCCGACTGCGCTGAGCGTGTCGGCGGCGTGAGCCTCGAGCAGCTCGAAGCGGCCGGCGCCACGGTCTGAACCTGAAACCCCGCCGGTGTGCGTGTGTACGCGTACACCGGCCACTCTTGGAGACTAGCAATGTCCGTATCCCCAACAAGCGGCGCTGAGTGGACGTACCCGCCGCGCGATTACGTGCCTGTGGATGCCAGCGCCAGCGATGTCGATATCGAGGCCACGCTGGGCTTCATTGGCCGAGGCGTGCGCGCCAATGCTGACGGCACGCTCAACTACCGCTTGGTCGACTCCGACGCAGACCGCAGCGATACCGTGAAGCAAGGCGAGTTTATTCCCGGCTTTTTCACGCACCTGCTCAGCGGCACCGACTGCGACCCGCGCGTCGCCAAGTGATCCTCGCATGAGCATCGGAATCGGACTCGGCTTGACCAGCGTCATCTGCAATCAGCACCTTCGCCAATCCGACCCCATCCTCGCCCTGTTCTCATCCGGGGAGCAGGGGGCGTACTACGACCCGAGCGACCCTCAGCATGCCTACACTGATTCGGCACTCACTACCCCCGCCGTCGAAACCGACCCCGTAGGCGGAATCGACGTAACGGCAGGCACGTTCGACCCGGCAACGCAACCGACAGCGACGGCTCGCCCGACACTGGTCAGCCGCAATAGCGTCCTGTGCCTGGAGCCCGACTTCACCGACGACTCAATCGTCGTGCCGAGCACCCTTGCGAAGGGCGATCTGATTACAGAGACTCCCTACGGCTGGATGTACAGCAAAGACCTGCTGTTCGATTCTGTCGATTTCGACCTGCCGCTTGCATGGACCAGCCGAGCGATTGTCCATGAAGGGCTGACCGAAGCGCAACTTGATTCCCTGTCTGGTGCAATGCTCGGCGACCGCAAGTTCATGGTCGCTCTGACCAACCAAGCCAGTCAAGCGAATCTCCGTGCTCAGCTGACATCGGGCACGACCGAGCTGCTGATTATCGGGGCCAACGGCGATACCACGACAGTCACTCTCGGGGGATCATCCGATAGCTCGATTGACCTGTCCACCACCAGCCTGACTGCGCCCTATCAGATGTGCTGGGGCGCGGATTTGATTGCGAACGAAAACCTGACGCGGTGGCGCAGCGACAACAACCAACACACCGGCCCGCTGCCCGACATCAGCGGGCTGACGAGTCTGACGTGGTGGCGCAGCCACAACAACCAACACACCGGCCCTCTGCCCGACATCAGCGGGCTCACCAATCTGACGGTTTGGTTCAGCAACAACAACCAACACACCGGCCCGCTGCCCGACATCAGCGGGCTCACCAATCTGGAGGTTTGGTACAGCGACAACAACCAACACACCGGCCCGCTGCCCGACATCAGCGGGCTGACGAGTCTGACGTGGTGGCGCAGCAACAACAACCAACACACCGGCCCGCTGCCCGACATCAGCGGGCTGACGAGTCTGACGCGG